ATGGCGATGTTTGCTTGGTGATCTAATGATCGTCGAGCTATTGACAATGTGGAGAGGCTTTCCGGCTGGCTCAAGGCTGGAAAGTCTCTCCGATGGCGTAGCGTTGATTTTGATTCAAAGGGGTGTTGCAAGTGCGATTGAAAATCGAAGTAGTGACGAAACCAACAGCCGAGCCGGTGACGCTCAGCGAGGTCAAGAAACAACTCGAAATCGCAAGCAGCGACACAAGCCATGATACGCATTTAACCGCTTTGATTGGGGCGGCTAGAGAGCAATGGGAACACGATACCGACAGCGTGACATGCTTTCAAACGCTTCGGGTCCGGTTGCCTTTCTGGACCGATGGATTGAAGCTACCGCGAAGCCCGATTCACTCGATAACCTCTATTCAGTATTACGATGGCCTGAACACGCTCCAGACGCTAGCGTCCAATCAATACCAATTGCACGTTGACGAAATCAGGTTGGCTTACCTAGTGACGCTACCGGCTACCGTATCGCGTTGGGATGCTTGGACTGTAACGTACAAGGCTGGGCATTCGCAAGACGGGCAGAGCGTACCAGAGGCGGCTAGGGCGGCTATCTTGATGCTTGCGGCTCATTACTTTGAAAACCGGGACATGCTGATGGCCGACGCGATGCAAACGATGCGACCCTATGAAATGTTGGTTCGGAGATTTATGCGGAGTAGCTACCCATGAGGCCCAAGAACCAACGTACCGGAGCCTTACGGCATCGATGCACAATTCAGCAACCGACAGAAACGGTCGACGCAGCGGGCCAGCCTGTCGTTTCTTGGTCCCCCTACGTTGTCGATGAGCCTTGCAAATTTGAGCCAACCGCTGGAATCGAATCGATGAGGGGCAGGCAACTTGAAGCCGGGACGCGTGCAGTTTTTCGAGTCCGATACCGATCGGGCTACACGGTTCAAATGCGGATTGTTTACCAGGGCGAAACCTACGGGATCACGGCCGTGAACATGGTCGACGGCTTGCGAAACTACATGGACATTATTTGCTCGGCGGTGTTGCCATGAGTACCACAATCGAAATCAACGAGGATCTTATCAAGCAGATCGGCCAAATCCCATTGATGCTTCGCAACGCTCCGTTTGGTCGATGCTTGGGGGCTTTTGCAAAGCCTATCGCAGCGGCTTGCCAGGGTCACGCTCAATCATCAAGGTCCACAGGATCGCGGCTTAAATGGTCCAAGAAATTCAAGAATAACGCATCGTTTCAAAACGACTCGCGGCAGCATTTCAATCACAAGGTATTCAAGGGCGGCGTTGGCGTTGTCATTGGAGCGACCTACCCAAATGGCAACAAACAGCAATTCGTCATGCCATACCGCAAAGGCGAAAGCTACACGCGAAACCATTGGGGCAAGCCTGGATCGCCTGTTATTTATACGGGCCGTTCTGGACGGCAATACACTCGAATCAACCGATCAAAAGCGACCGTCGCGACATTCCCCAAAGAGCAACGCGCACCCATGCGGGCTTATCGGCAAACCTCCGGGACTGCCGAAGCGGCTTTCGTCAATCAACTTCAAAAGGAAGTAAAGGAGTTACGAATTGGCTAAGAACCTTTCATTGACCGGGACCGTCACGATTGCATCGAGCGGGACTGTATCGACGTCGATTACCATCGAGGGCGGCAGGACGGTGCTTGCACTGAGGACGCCAGCGACGCTAACCGGGACCGAATTTAAGTTCCAGGCCTCGACCGATGGCGATAACTTTTTCGCCTTGTACAACGGCTCGACCGAATACGCGGTGACTGTTGCGGCATCGCGGTACGTTTCGCTTAATACCGAAGTGATGGCCGGGGTGCGATTCCTCAAGGTTGTCAGCGGGTCGAGCGAAGCGGCAGCAAGGACGATCAGCGTTGTGAGCGGGGAACTGTAAATGTCCGCTATCGGCGAAGCATTGCGAACCAAGCTCCTAAGCTATTCAGCGGTATCAACGCTCATCGGGCAGCGCATGTATCCTGACGCCTTGGTTCAAAACGCTACGCTTCCGGCGGTGGTTTATTACGTCACATCGACCGAACGCGACAGCCATTTACAGGGACTTAGCAAGCTAGCTCACGCACGATTTACCATCGAGTGCTACGCATTGACGCGAACCACAGCAAGCGCGATCAGTCGAGCGATTAGAGACACTGGAATCGATGCCTTTCGGGGCGTTGTAAGTTCACACACTTTTTGCGGGATCGATTTCGATTCCGGCGATGAATACATGCAAGAGCCGCCAACAGACGGCAATCAAGAGCACAGGTACATAGTTTCGTTTGATATGCTTGTCCACTACAAGGAGCCTTAAACATGGCGGCATTGACAGTTGCAGATACCGGACTCGGAGCGACGATTTCGGGTACTAGCCTTATCACTACTCAGGTTGTTTCCATCGGCGAAATGACGATTAGCGTCGATTCGCTCGATATTACCAGCCTGGACACAACCGGATTTGAAGCCCTTCGACCTTCGGACCTTCGCAAGAATCCTGAAGTGGACGTTGTGTTCAATTGGCTCGGAGCGGCAATTCCCTTCGCGGCTACGATGATTCCAACCTCGGAGCCTTACGCGGGAACCTCCGTGACAATCACCCTACCAGGGGCCGGATCCTTCCAGGGGACGGCGTTTGTCAAGGAGGTCAAGACGCCAAAGCTTGCCAAGGGCGAAGTCATGAGGGGCAGCTACAAACTGCAATTTGACGGCGCGACCGATATTACTTTCACACCAGCGTAAGGAATGATCGAAGATGGTTTTTGTATTAAATCGCCAACGTGGAATTTCGTTGGCTACTGGGGTCGAGCGGGACTTGAATCAATGCCAGATCCGCGTTGGCGGTAAGCTAGTCGGCTATTTGCCATTCGGCGAAACGCCACAGATTCAAGCGATATTTGAATTCCCGCATGATGCCTTGACGGCTGACGAAATCGCATCGCTCGAAATGCAACTCGAAGCGATCCAAGGCTATCCAGCCAAGGTTCAGCCGCCCGAACAGGTTTCGCGTACATTCGTCAAGGCAGCACTCGAAGCAATCGAACAAGCGAAGGATGAAGAGGACGATGAGTAACCAGGACGATTTCCTTGCACTGGCAAAGCGTGATTTGGCCGTTGAGCCTGTCACGGTCAAGGGTCGGCAATACTTCATCCATGAGCTATCCGAAGCGGATGCGGCTAACATGGAAGTGGAGTTGCAGACCAAAAAGGGCTATGACTGGACAGCACACCGGCGGGTTATGGTTGCCTACTGCCTTCGGGATGAATCGGGGCAGCGGGTAGTCACGGATCCGAACGTACTGCGAGACCTTCCCAGGTCGGTTGTTGGGCCTCTTTACGATCAGTGCCTAGAGATCAACAAGTACGACCAGGGCGAAATCGAGGCCTTAGCAAAAAAATCAGAAAGAGCCGACGCCTAAAAGTGGCGTACCGGCTCTGCCTGAAATGGGGGATACAGGATCCGGCGGCGTGGATGCAAAGTCTACCCGCTGGGGCCTTAAATCAGTGGCTAGCGTGGGACATGGTGGAACCAATGGGCGAAAAGTGGATGCAGACTGCGAAGCTCTTGGAAGCCCTGTATTTGCCCCTCTACGCACGCGCCGACGAGGAACCGCCAGACGCATCGGATTTTATGCCGGATCGATTCTACAGGCCCAGGGTTAGCGCAGCGTCGATTCTCAAGCAGTCGGCGGCATCCTGCAAGGCGATGGCGAACCAAGTCAAATCGATGTTCGGATTCGGAGGCAAGTAGCTATGGCGCAAACGATCAACGTAGCGAATCTCAAAGTCGGATTTAAAGCCGATGGAAGCGAATTCCTGCGAAACGAATTGTCGTTTTTAACTCGAACGATCAAGGCCAGCGAAACGCCATTCCAAAAGATGGCCAAGGATGTTGCTATCCTCGATAGGGCGTTTGCCCAAAACGGGATTACGGCGGCTCAATACAACGCAGCAGTCGACACGCTAGCCAAGAAACATGGCGTAGCGGCGATCTACGCCGATCGAGCGGCAGAGGCGAACCGAAGGCTTGCCGAATCGGAAAGGGTAGCAGCAGAGGCGGCAAAAGCCCAGGCAGCGGCAGAGGCTCAATCGGCTAAGCTTCTATCCGAAAAGCAAGCAAAGATCGCAAGCTATCGAGCGGCGGCGATGTCTCGGCAGCAGATATTCTCTGAGATACCAGACCCATTTAAGGGCTGGGGCAATGTCGACGCAAAGATCCAGGGTGTTAATGGGCTTGCTGGGGCTCTTGGGAGGGTCGGCGCGGCCGGGCTTGCTATCGGGGCGGTAAAGGCTATCGCGGACCTCGGGCAAGCGGGCTTGAAGGTGGCGATGGCAAGGGAGCAGGTTCAGGCCCAATTGGAAGTGCTGACAGGATCCGAAAAGGCGGCTCGAAAGCTTATCGATGCGACGATCGAACTAGATGCGAAATCGGCTCTATCTGCCACTCAGTTTCAGGACTCATCCAAGGTGCTTTTGGGCTACGGGCTTAGCGTCTCGGAGGTGATTCCGTCGCTTAATAAGCTTTCCGAAATCTCGATGGGCAACAATGAGAAAATGCAATCGCTCACGCTTGCATTCGGACAGGTGCGGGCCAACGGTCGGCTTATGGGCCAAGAAGTCTTGCAGATGGTCAATGCGGGATTCAATCCGCTACAGGAAATCAGCCGTACCACGGGCGAATCGATGGTATCCCTACGAGCTCGAATGGAGGCCGGGAAAGTATCCTTCGAGGAAGTCGCCAAGGCGATGGACACCGCGACAAGTGCGGGCGGTCGATTCGCTGGCATGAATGATAAGATGGCCGACACCACGGCGGTAAAGCTTGCTAAGCTCGATACGCACTATCAAAACTTCCTTGCGTCGATCGGGCGCGAAGTCGCTCCAGGTGTTAATAAGGCACTGGACCTAGTTAATAAAACCATCGAAGACACGCCGAAACGCGGGGAGGCGATGGCGGGTTGGTGGATGACGCTGACGGGCAACGCGAACCAATACTACCGACAGATTGAAGCGGCCAACAAAGCCAAAAAGGACGCTGAGGAACTAGACAAAAAAGCGGTGGCAGCCGAAGAGGCCAAGACCAAGCTAGCCAAGCAGCGGGCCGACGAAGAACAGCGAGCGGTAAAGGCTCAGCAAGACCGGATCGACGCGGACAA